CAGAAAATCAAACACAATTAAGTGGCTTTATCAATGATACTAATCAGTTCATGAGCAACAGTGCAGCCTGGGACGCTATACGTATTTCAACTTCATACACACCAGCCGCTAATGCCGCGACATTATCATTTACTTTGTCAACTAAAACGGTGGTTGTTAAAGTTCCTTATAATAGCATCTATGGTGTTAGAACTAAACTAGATGGGTTGCCTATTACTAATACTATTTCTAACAGCAGTGGTAATATAGCAGTGACTATTACAGGTCCATTATATCCAAGAAAGCTAAGGATAACATCAGCTACTGCCACAGGTGGTAATGCTACCGTGCAGTTTGCAGCTCAACCAACTACTCCATTTGTCGTTGGTCAAACTATACAAGTTGCAGATGTTGCAGGATCAACACAATTTAATGGTAGTTGGGTCGTAAATGGTGCCAACGCTTCAAGTGCTAGTTATACTCTAGCAGGTAACTTAACAGGAACAGTCGCAAGCGCCACAGTTGCAGATGGTAGCCCATTACCAATTGGTAGCTTACTAGAATACACAGTCTACAGACATGTAATTAACGAACGTCAGAGCTTGAGCCAAGCCCTGCGTCCTTCAGCGGATAACATATAATGGCAGCTAGTCAACAATTTTTTTATGATGCACAGATAGAACGCTTCTTAGCTCAATTTATCCGCATGGTATCAGGATTCCAAGTAGAGTTTGGACAAGATCGTCAAGGCAATACTACTCTACAGCGTGTTCCAGTTTATTATGGTGATAGCAGTCGTCAGGTGCAGACTATCATCAGTCAAAACACCGCGGGCAATATGTTGCCCACTGTGCCTGCTATGGCAGTATGGATTAATAATATTACCTATGATCGTGATCGTGTGCAGGATCCTACATTCGTTGGTAAGATGAATATCCGTGAACGCTATTATAATGAAGACACCATGGAGTACGAAAATCGTCAAGGTAATGCCTTTAGTATAGAACGATTAATGCCTGTGCCATATACCTTAGAACTTAAATTAGATGTATGGACCAGCAATACTAAGCAAAAATTGCAGTTATTAGAACAGTTAATGGTTTTGTTTAATCCAGCATTAGAAATACAATCCACAGACAATTATATAGATTGGACTAGCCTGAGCGCAGTATATTTAGATTCACCAAATTGGACTAGCCGTAGTGTACCAGTCGGCACAGAAAATCCTATTGATGTTGCTACTTTAACATTCAGATTACCGGTATGGATCAGTCCGCCAGCTAAGGTTAAAAAACTTGGTGTTATACAAAAAATCATTGCTAACATACACGACAGTGATGGCAATCTCGCCCAGGCACTGTTAACAGAAGATAATCTCTTAGGTGCACGTCAGTATTTTACTCCGCTGATGTATGGTGTATTATTAATTGGTAACCAATTAACCTTATTAAAAATTAGCGAATTAGAAGATCCTCGCGAACCAATGTTAAATACCACAACCACAGCAGGCAATTTTACCATTGGTAAAAGTTATATCATACAAACTCTGGGTAATACTAATTTTACTACTATTGGAGCTGCATCAAACACTGTTGGTGTGGTATTTACTGCTACAGGGATCGGATCAGGAACTGGCACTGCTGGGTTGGCACCAGTAAAAGTGGGTACTAAAGACGTTTGGCGTAGTTTAATCAGCATCTATGGTGAACTGCAAAATGGTATCAGTCAAGTGCGATTACTGCAAGAAGATGGTATCAGTGAGGTAATCGGAACTGTTAGTTATCATCCTACAGATGATACCTTGCTAATTTTTAATGTTGACATAGACACCAAACCAACTAACACATTAGCTGCTATAGATGCTATAGTTGATCCAACTAAATCATCTGCTATCACTCTCGCTAGCTCGGCCGTAAATGGTACCAGATATCTTATCTTGAATGATATTGGTAGTTATAACAATGCTCCGGGCAATGATGCGCCAATTTGGCGTGGTACAGATGGCGCTCAACTAATAGCACATGCCAACGATATTATCCAATACAATGGTACACGGTGGACTGTTTCATTTGACAGCCAAACAGATACTATGCTACAATATGTAAGTAATCTTAATACCGGAACTCAATACAAGTGGGCAAATCAACAATGGGTGAAAAGCTGGGAAGGCGAATACAAGGAAGGACTTTGGACGCTAGTCATATAGAAGGTGTAGGCACTTTCATCTATGCGACATCCACCGGTCGTTATTTGTTTCTATTACGCGATACTAGCAAATATAGTGGTACTTGGGGGTTGGCTGGTGGAAAGATCGACACTGGAGAACAACTACTATCATCACTGCATAGAGAGCTCAATGAAGAGCTTGGATATGATTTTGTTAATGTCAAGGTTATACCTATCGAAAAATTTACCAGTGACAACGGACATTTTAGCTATCACACTTTCTTAATACCTATTGATGAAGAATTTGTTCCTGAATTAAATTACGAGCACCGAGGATATTGCTGGGTCAGATTAGAAGATCATCCCAAACCTTTGCATCCGGGTGTGTGGCGTACGATTAATTTTAAATCTGTTGCGGAAAAGATTAAGACTTTAGAATCTGTATTATAGATCTGCTTCTAGTATAAAGTCTCTATAACTGATCTGTCGGTGGTTAGCTACCCATTTAAGTCTTTCATGCACTGTGCTTCTACCCCACGGAGTTACCCAGACAAAATCAACATCATTATAGACATTAAATAACTGAACACGATTATTAATTAGCTTGTCGCCGTCGACTTCAAATTCCCATTTACTATCATATCCGTTAGTATCAGTATATATATTGTTGTTATGACCGTCCATGTCATATCCATCAAACCCTAATAAGTATATGCGTTTATGCCCATCGAATGCAGCGATGTATGCGGCTGTTGTGCCTGCATCGGCATAAGGATCATAGGGGATAAGATAAAACTTATTCGGATGTTCTAATAAGTGTAAATTGTTTGTGTAAACAATATTATCGTTAATATAAGAGCTGTTAGCTATTTCGTCAATGATACCATTATTACCAGCAGCTACTAAAAAGTCAGGAGTAAAATCTCTATACAAGGCATTACATCCATAAGTCTGCACCGTCTTAGCACCAAGTAATCCGCTAGGAGTTTTAAGGTGTTGGAGATTAAAATCTAATCGACTTACGCCATTACCAATAGCAACAGCACGGTTACTGATCTGATTATTAGTTATTTGATTAGGAACAGTTTCAGTAACATCATGCCAAATACGGCCTTCGTGCTTGCGTTCAACAACGATATCCTCACCTGTATAACCTCTTCGATATTTTTTGTTTAATTGAAGCATGTTTTACCTTTAAACAATGTATGTAGTCATTACTTTTACGTTGCTGATCGCGGTGCCTGCATTTGGTATCAACCAAAGTTTAACTGTCCAACTACCTGAGACGTCAACGTTAGCTGCCAGTGTGCCCATGGTATTGCCAGTGTTAACTATACCATACGTTGTCACGTAAGCTGTGCCTGCTGTTGAGCCTACTGTGCTTTGTGTTAACAATGCTTCCATGGCCTGTACATTACCCGTGCCTTGTTTCATTGAGATCACGTATTTAGATGTTGTATAACTATTAGCTGAGAAACTGTCTAATAATGTTAGGTTAGTATTAGGAACAGTTACTACAGTTTGATCATAAGTTACTTTGTTACCTGTTAGGAAACTAAAGTTGCCTGCTGTATCAACTTCGATACGTTGTGTGGTTGAACTTGTTCCCGTCCAAATCTGTGCACCACTATCTGCAGCAATAAATTGATTCAAACCATTACCACTAGCCAATGTAGAAACTGTTGTAGTCGTAGTAATGATACGAGCATCGATGACATCACCTGGTGCTGGTGGTTCTGTAAAGGTCATTGTTGCACCGGTGATCGAGTAAGCTAATGTTGGGAACTGCATCACACCGTTAATACTTACGATCGTTCCTGCTGTGGTCGAATTAGCCTGTAAGGTAAATGCTGTGTTAGTACCGTCTACGTTACCAAACCCACCTGCTACGTTACCTGCAAATTGACGATCACTGATAACAGTAAATGTTGAACCTGCAGCTGCCCAGTTGGTTCCATCATAGAACTCTAAGTTGTTGATGGTGTTGTTGAAACGCATCATACCAGCTACATCGTAGCCAGCACCAAATACGCTACTTGGTCTTGATGATGTTGGGCCTACCGGAACCATCATACTAGTCGTGCTGTTAACTTTTAGTGTTACGCCGCTTTGGACTACAGTGTTAGCACCACCAATGATCACGCTTTCACTCGTTCCAGGACCTGCAGACAAGTTAGCGAACAAGGCCACATTTCCTGATGTAGATGATTTAATCTGGAAGGTATCTGTTGACAATCCACTGTTAAATACTGCACCTCGAGCTACATATAAGTTACCACTGATACCTGCGCCACCAGCTACTGTAAATGCAGCTTGTGTTGCTGATGTAGCTACTCTCGATGAATAGAATGATATGTTAGAACTAACTGTGCTAAATCTAGCCACTAAACTGTTAGAATATAGTCCACCAGCTAAAATACCCACATCATAATCACTAGAACCTAGATATAAGTTACCAAGATTTACATAGGTATAAGCATCGCCTGCCCCAAAAGCAAATCCGCTACCAAAACCAGAGTTAGTAATACCTGTAGATACAAATCTTGCAATATTAGATCCATTGTCTGCAATTGCAGAAAACTCAGATTGCCCACTAGCATTTAGATTCGTAATAGCAATTCTTTGTGGTCCTTCGCCATTAAATGCCGCCTGAACTTGATTTTCAGGATATACTATACTGCCGACTAAATCTGTGCCAATAGTTATTCTGCTATTGCCTTTGATATTTAAGTTACCTGCAACACCCACTGCACCAGCTGATATTAGTGCACCTTGTGTGAATGTGATTCCATTTGTAACTGCTCGAACGTTAGCATTACCTTGTAATGTAGTAGTGCCATCTGTATGGCCCATGGTAATGTTGGCTGCGCGAGCAAAGTTTAATGTGTCAGTGACAGTGTTATATAATGCCTGTGTTGCTTGAGTACCGACTACAGTTGGATTACCTAGTGTAATGGTTCCGCTGGTTGCACCAATATTTAATGTGCTTGCAGCTGTAAATGCATCAACTACGGTTGGTGTTGTAGCAAATATATAATTACCAGCTGAAGTTTGTAACTGTGTGCCAGTGTGGAATATGTTACCACCGATACCAGCACCACCAGCTACTATCAACGCACCAGTGGATGCACTTGTGCTGTCTGTTGTAACTGTTAGTTCTAAGTTACCGGCTTTGATCGGATCGTAAACTGTGTTGTTATCAAATACTACATGGCCGCCGCCTGGTTCAGCAAGATTACTTGCAAAGGTCCAGGTGTTAGTTTCTTGATGACGGATTACACCAGTGTGTTGGAGAACATTGCCAGCAGTGGTTAATCCAGCGCCTTGGAATGATGAGTAAATACCAATGTCATAGTTGTATGGGAATGTATAACTTGGTTTTAAGAATAGCAACGGATCTTCAACTGTGATAACGTTGGCTGTGATACCGACGATGTTAGCAGCAT